GGCGATTACGCCAATCTAACACGGGTAACTTATTATCGTTATCCGGTAGCTAGGACTCCGATACTCTCAAAAGCAAAAGAGAGCCCTACTATGATTTCATAGATTTAAATCGAGCATCCTACTACAAAGAGAGAAGAACATCCCTCTCTTTCCGAGTTAGATTCACCAGTGTATCAATAAAGACACGTTTCGGTTCGAAGCTACTTTCAAAAGCTTCCTTAGGAACCGAAACATCTAAACCCCTAAATCTGAGTAATTCTTTTAACTCAATAGGGTCAATATGTTTAGATTTCTTATTGAACGCTCGGGATATCTCACGAGACATAATGTCTTTCCGCTTTCGTTCTTCGAAACGGAGTTCTCCACTGAGAACGAGATTTTCCCAAAGGAGAGGAACCATAGCATTCAGTTCCTTCTCTTCCTTAAAATATCTTTCCGACCAAAAGGACTTGACTATTTTGGGTTCATTATCAAAGATCGGGATACGATGCTCAAAAGGCTTGAGCTGTTTTAAGAGTTGATAACTCGCCCGACCACCCTTCACGGATGAAATTTTATAAGGTAGACGTTTACATAATACACCTCTATTATAAAAGAGAGTAGCAACTTTCAGTTGTTGTGTAGTAAACAAGTCACCTGCCATCCGATTTGTCATAAGTCCTAAGCCCCCTAAGCATTGGGGAAGATACCAACTTATTTTTCCAGGTACCTTTTGCTTTAAATAAGGAACCATTCTCCGCAACCAAATATCTACATGTTTTGATGATTTTCCAAAACAGAAGGTTGACATCGTCTGTGAAAGAGACTCAATAGTTCTTTCTTGACCTCCTTTTGCAAGGAAGGGAGACGCTAAGGAGAAATTAATAAATGGTATTTGTCGAAAAGAACCCTTGCGAAGAACAAAAAGCTCAGAATTCATCTGGAGCCAATCAGGCGCATAATAACACTTCCCCGGAGAGGGAGTCATTCCAATGAATTTCGCAAGGTACTCCCATCGCTTCTTCTCTTCTTTAGAATAAAACATGACGCAATCGTCACCATTAATACGTAATGGTATTTTATTCAATCCTCTCAATCTCTTGTCTTTAAAAGCCAAACTACAAATAGTGGCATTAGCAAGACATAAGATAGGAAAAGAAAGGGGAGATCCCATTAATTGTCCGTTACTCTGTTGAATTAACTTATTTTCATCTTTATAGCGTAAAAGATGATCGACTAGGCCTTTCTTGCCCAAACGATAAACATCGTCGGGGATACCAGATCTATAACAAATCTGAGACCAAATATGTTTCGAAAGCCATCTGACCAAATTATCAGTGGCAGCAGAGTAATCACCACTCAACCATTTACCCTCACCTTTCGCAAAAGGTAACATTTCATTCAGGATTCCAGAATTAATCGGTTTCCCAATTAACTGAAACACCGGATGATTTAAGAGGGCATTCCACATAAATTTCTGTATTGGTCTTAAAAACCAATAAGGAATAGATGGACCTTTGGTGATGGTACGTACTTTTAATGGCTCCTGTAAATAAACAGGTTCAGCGATGAAATTATTTTCAAGGAGTTTGGAAGCAAGCTCAGGTGTTTGATATTCCACCTCATAATGAGCTCTCACTCCTACACGAGGATGATAGGTCATACGCTTCAGACCACCGATCGCAAAATTACTAAATAACTGTCTTACAACATTGACAGCCCCACCTAAACGGCGAGTTGCTTCGGTTTCCTCATGTGAACTTGTTGAAGGGAAAAGGGTTTGTTCCTTCTTCATTTCCCGCTTAAAGCACCCAGGCTTAAACAAACGATTTATAATTCGTGTAGCCTGTTTTTCAATCATCTTTTGGTCATGGGCTGGGTCTTCAAAGTCGACTGCAAAGTCGCCCCATCCTCCCACTTCCTCCTGATTCCAAGAAGTTAACTCTACGAGTTCTTCAGGAATAGTCGAGACAATTTCAGTGACCACGTGCTTAGCATTCTTCAACTTTGTGCGAAGTGAAAATCCTTCTTTCGAAGTCATTGCTTCCTTATGCTTTATGTGAGCTTCTTCTATAAGTTTCTCAGAAACCATAGGAGATCCTTTCTTAAACATAAGAAAAGTTTGGGCTTTACTGAAAGCTGATCGTTTCCGTTTCCACAAAGGGCTCTTGCAGTGTCTTATTTGACGCCTAAAGAATTTCTGAAGAAAGGACATAAGTCTTCCTCCAAATATCTTACAGGAATCAAAGACATCACGAGAGTTTAAACCCAATGCATCGACGGCAGGATGTGATGCTATATCATCAAGATTATTAGTAGACCATCCTAACGCGTTACCATAGAACCATTTGAATAATTTTTCAGGTGGAACGGTTTCAAATAATGATTCCATTCTATCGGTAACACCATCGATCACTTCCGTAGGATCACGAAAGCCATATGCATCACGTAAGCATAGAACAAAATGTTCAATATGTTTTCTGATGTAGTCTTTATGTGATACTTCTAGAGGAGTGGACCCGCTTTTTGGTCCGTCCTTCTCTAAAAGGGAAGTTTCCTTACCGGCGAGTTTATTAACATTTAATTGTGTTTTTAACATGATTAATAATAAACTGTTATTAGTTATGATAGTATATCTTTGATTG